TACATCACGAGCATTCAAGTGATGGCTGAAACGCTGACCACGGCTACTGAGTTGGCGATTCGTGACGGCGCTGCGGGCACTGTGATTTGGCGCACCAAGATCCCGACTGGTGGACTACCGACGACAACCATTGCATTCCCAAGTCCACTTAAAGGGACTGCCAACACGCTTCTCGAAGTGGTCACTCTGACTGCCTCGGGTGCCGGTGCTGTTTACTTCAACGCGCAAGGATATGCCGCACCATGATTCTCGTAAAAATTCAGAGTAAGACCTACTCAGACGAAGTTTTACATGTGGTTGCGTCGGTAGAAAATGCGATTGGTACATTGATTGGTTCATATACTTTGCCATTGCCTGAAGATGCCTCAGACAATCAAATCAAAGACATGATCCTTGACATGTATCCACATTGATAGAGGAGCCCGGCCTAAGTGCCGGGCAACCGGAGCTAATCTTGAAAACAGATTCACGCTTAAAACGTGCTGGGGTCGAAGGCTATAACAAGCCCAAGCGCACTCCTAGCCACCCAACGAAGTCTCATGTGGTTGTGGCAAAGTCAGGCGATCAGATCAAAACGATTCGGTTTGGCCAGCAAGGTGTTAGCGGCTCGCCGAAACGTGAAGGTGAGAGCGCAGCAGACAAGGCTAGGCGTGAATCGTTTAGGGCGCGTCACGCTGAGAACATCTCCAAGGGCAAGATGAGTGCGGCGTATTGGGCAAACAAGGTTAAGTGGTGAACTGAATGCAAATCCCAATCCTCAGCGGCATATATTCAGACAACGGGCCAGACCTACGCACGTCTTACCCTGTGAATCTTGTACCAGTGCCGAAGAATAGCGGCATCGGCGCAGGATTCCTGCGGCCTGCTGATGGCATTGTGTCAAATGGAACAGGGCCTGGGGTTGATCGAGGTGGGATCAATTGGAATGGCGTTTGTTATCGTGTCATGGGTACAAAACTTGTGACTGTCGATAGCAATGGGGCTGTGACCGTACTCGGCGACGTTGGAGGGCCTGTTGATAGCCTAGTCACGCTTGATTACAGCTTCGATCGTTTAGCCATCGCATCAGGTGGCCGTTTGTATTATTGGAACGGCACCACATTGACACAAGTTACTGACCCAGACCTCGGCGTTGTTCTTGATGTCGTTTTCGTCGATGGCTACTTCATGACGACTGACGGAACAAGCTTGGTTGTCACGGAACTGACTGACCCTACCCAGGTCAACCCGCTGAAGTATGGATCTTCTGAAGTAGATCCTGATCCAGTGCTTGCCGTGTTGAAGCTGAGGAATGAAGTCTATGCGCTAAACCGTAACACTATTGAAGTGTTTGATAACGTCGGCGGTGACTTCTTTCCATTCTCTCGCATCGATGGTGCACAGATTACCAAAGGCGTTATCGGTACTCATGCGTGTTGCGTCTATCTTGAGATGATTGCGTTCCTTGGCAGTGGGCGTAACGAGGCTCCAGGCATCTATCTTGGAGCAAACGCACAGGCTCAGAAGATCAGCACTCAAGAGATTGACGATATTTTGCTGAACTACACTGAGTCAGAACTATCAGAGGTCAAGCTAGAGGCTCGCAACGACAAGGCTCATCAGCAGTTATACATTCATCTGCCTGATAGAACGGTTGTCTATGATGGGGCGGCGTCACAAGAGCTAGAGCAAGCCGTGTGGTTCACGCTGACCACCTCGACGAATGGGTTTAGCCAGTACCGGGCAAGAAACATTGTCTGGGCCTACGATCGCTGGTTGGTTGGAGACCCTCAGTCATCAAGTGTTGGTTATCTTATCGACACCATTAGCACGCACTGGGGCCAGATTGTGCGGTGGGAGTTTGGCACCATGATCGTATACAACGAGAGCAATGGAGCGATATTCCACAGGCTTGAGCTTGTCTCACTGCCTGGCCGCGTGGCTCTCGGTGCCGATCCAATCATCACAACGAGCTATTCGTTGGATGGGCTATCTTGGAGCCAAGATCGTCCGATCAGAGTTGGCACCATCGGAGACACCAAAAAGCGGCTTGTGTGGTTTCATCAGGGCGCAATGAGGAACTGGAGAATTCAGCGGTTTCGTGGCGATAGTCAGGCCCATGTTTCATTCGTGAGGCTTGAAGCTCAAATTGAAGGGCTGGTGAACTGATGGCAATCAAAAAGCTCGGGTTGACTCGCGATCAGCTTGCATCGTTTCTCAGTGACCATGAGAAGGTAAAGCAGTTTGAGAACCTTTTCACGACAACAAACAAGCTGATAGACATCACTGGCGGCACTGATTTGGAGTCTGGTGCTGCGCTTTCAAACTCCAACCTTGCGCTGGATCTAGTTCAGAAGTTGGCTCAAGATTCTGCTATCGGTGCCGCTGTTGCTGATATCAAGGCTGAGGAGGCGCTCTCACAGATTGATAATCTTCAGAGACAAACAATCATTGATTTGGCCTTTGTCGAGAACAAGGCTAATCAGTCTTTGGCTCTACTGAACAGCCTTTCTAATGCTGTTGATGCGCTGCAAATGATGCCTGTGCATCCACCAGTGAAACGGGCGCGATATGGTCAGTTTTATGATACTACCATCCAGACGGCTGCAGCGATCAATACGGCTTACGCGATCACGTACAACACAACCGACTTGTCCTACGGCGTGTTTCTGAGGCCTGGCAACTCTGAAATCCAAGTTGATACAGAAGGCGTTTACAACTTTCAATTTTCCATTCAGCTAGATAAAACTAGCGGAGGTACTGCAAATTTTTGGGTTTGGCCCCGCATTAATGGAGTAAACGTTGCAAACTCAGCCAGCCAAGTAAGAATTCAGGGAAACGATGCTGAAATTTTCACTGCTGCCAATTTTTTCCTTGATTTAAAAGCTGGTGATTACGTTCAATTTATGTGGGCGGTGAGTGATACAAGCGTCCAGCTCCAATATTTTGCAGCATCAGCTCCGGTGCCGGCAGTTCCTTCTATCATCGTCACGGTTTCAAATAACATCAGGGTATAAACATGACAGTTACGCCTAAGACTCTGGTTGCTCCAAAACAGATGGAGGCCACCAACACGACTCAATACACTGCCACACTTTGCAAGGCGCTGATTGACAAAGCGACAGTGACCAACACTGACACTGTGAATAGGTCATTCAGCGTTAACCTCATCCAGTCTGGCGGGTCTGCGACCAATGCAAACCTTATCATTGATGATCGAACCGTTGTCCCTGGCGAGACGTACAATTGTCCAGAGTTGATTGGTCACGAGCTTGATCCAGGGGCATTTATCAGCACTATTGCTAGCGCAGCCACGGCACTCACTTTGCGCATTTCTGGGCGCGAGATCACTTAAAGGGAAGAACATGGAAGGCGCAAAGCTACCTAAGATTTTTGTCTCTCGCTTCGGAGGGCTTCCAGTCGAGGAACCATTCATCACGGCAGCAGAGAACAAGAAGAACACCAAAACGGTCATTGATGACTGGATGCTCGGCCCTGAGAAGCCAACCAACGAACGTGGGGCGAATAAACCCTACTGGATGGCGCTAGCCAAGGCCATGCAGGTCGATGAGGCTGAAGCCCGTCGTCGTCGGTGTTCGAATTGCGAATACTACGATAATTCTGTCATGACCCAGGTGAAGATGGATCGCATTCCATGGAACGAATGGGATGTAGAAGCTGGCTTCCGTGGCTACTGTGACAAGTTCGACTTTATCTGTCATGACCTGCGATCCTGCCAGGCATGGGAAGAGCGAGAGCAAGAGGAAGATTAATCAATGATCGCCATTCAATCGCTGCATGACAACCTGAGCAAGGCGTTTGGGTTGCCATCGTCTGCCGTTGAATGGCTGCTGATGATTTATCAGGCTATCCAGGTTTTTGACGATGTTGCAGACGGCGACGAAGTGACTCGCCAAGAGCTTGATAAGACCATCTGGAATATGCTTGTTGCAATGCACCAGAACCAGTTTTGGAGACTGAATCAGGATGCATTGTCCCCACTGCTGGCTACGATGGTGCTCAAGTGGCAGGCGTCTGATGTAGTCGAGCGAGAAGGCAAGGCAGATGCTAAGTCTTTCGTCTGGCGTGCTGGTTACTATGATTTGGTTCTTGCCTCCGTCCAGATTTGCCACGGGCCAGAGATTGCTATAAAAATGGCACCATACGTGATGGCCTTGTATGGCGAGAAATTCGAAGATTACATGAGGGAATTTAAAAATGCCTGATCCAGTAACCGGGTTAGTTGTCGGCGGCTCACAGCTCATCGGAGGCATGATGCAAGCCGACGCAGCAGGTGATGCTGCTGCTATGCAAGCCCAAGCCAGCGAAGCTGGTATCGCAGAGCAGCGTCGCCAGTTTGACGAGCTTCAAGAGCTGCTCAAACCATACGTCGAGGCTGGTCTTCCAGCAATGCAAGCGCAGCGAGCGATGTTAGGGCTCACTACTCCTGAAGAACAGGCCGCTCAAATTGCCCAGGTGCAAGGCTCTCCCATGTTTCAGGAATTGACTAGGCAAGGTGAGGAAGCATTGCTAGCGAGAGCCTCGGCCACTGGCGGCTTGCGTGGGGGTGACATCCAAGGCGCACTGGCTCAGTTCAGGCCGCAGATGCTTGCACAGCAGCTCGAGGATCGGTATTCAAAGCTTGGTGGCTTCACGGCATTGGGGCAGCAATCTGCTGCTGGTGTAGGCACTGCTGGAATGCGCACTGGTGAAAGCATCGCTGGCCTATTGGCGCAACAGGGCGCGGCCCAGGCTGGTGCGGAGCTTGGAAAAGCAAAAGCCTATTCTGGCTTACTTAATTTGCCGATGCAGTTTTTAGGCATGCACTTTGGCTCTCAAGCCATGGGCGGGAAGGGGATTTTCTGATGGTTCAGCCAATTGATTACAGGATCAACGTCCAGAGTCCGTTTGAGGCTGCGCTTGGCGGGTTCAAGGTTGGCGCTGGCATGGCAGAGATGCAGCAGCAGAGAGAACTTGCAAGACAAAGACAAGAAGCTGAAGCTCTAAAGCTTCAACAGCAACAGATTGCCGCACAAGAGGCGGCAAGAAATAAAGTGTATTTGACTCTTGCGGCTCAATCTCTTGCAGCAATTGATTCAGGAAATCCAGATGCTGCCGTCAACCTCATGCAAGGCAGGATTGATGCAGCACGCAAGTCTGGAGATGAAGAGCAGGCCAATGCACTTGATACATGGTTGCAACTTGTTAAGTTCAATCCTCAATCGGCTTCGTCAGTTATCAACAGGCTTGTGATGAATACGCCTGGCGGCAAAGAAATGCTTGACGCTGCTAAGGTGGCAGGTCAAGAGCAAAGGGAAGCTGCTTTGCATCCTTCTGCACTTGTTGAGGCGCGTGCAAAAGCAGACCGAGCCATAGCAGATGCTAAGGCAGCACAAGCCACCGCCAGAAATGCAGAAGAAAAAGCGGCTGCTGATACGGCTCTGGCGCGCGCCAACGCTGATAAGGCAAAGATTGAGGCAAAGTATGCGGAACAGATCGCTCAGGCTGATATTAAAAAGAAGGCTGCCGATCTTGGTCTAACACATGCACAAACAAAGCAGGCATTAGCAGCCACAAATAAACTTGGAGTTGAAAGCCAAAAAGTCGCACTTGAGTTGAAGGCTCTTCAAGCTTCTGGCGGAGTTGATCCAACAAAGAAGTTTGAGTTAGAAGATAAACTTCGAAAAGAATACCTTACGCAGACAAAACCTTACCAAGAAGTAAAGTCTGCTTATGGCCGCGTGCTGTCTTCTCAAAACACAGCTGTTGGTGATATATCTTTGATATTTGGCTACATGAAGATGCTAGATCCTGGTTCTGTTGTGAGAGAGGGTGAATTTGCGACGGCGCAAAACGCAGCAGGCGTGCCGGACAGGATTACAAATCTCTACAACAAAGTTATAAGCGGTCAACGTCTCAACCAATCTCAGCGCGATTCATTCAAGGGGCAGGCAAAAGGCCTGTATGACAGCGCGCTTGAAGGTGAGAAAACAGTTCGCACAGGATTGGAGCGTATCTCCAAAGACTACGGTTTGAAGACTGAAAATATTTTTTATTCTCCAACCGAGAAAGCGCCAACTGCGCAAGGCGCGCAGCCCCCTGCAAATCCTCAACGCAATGTGCAAGTGAGCTACTGATATGGCCTACTCGATCACAACCAAAGATGGTATTACCATCAGCGACATTCCTGATGATGTCTCTCCTGACTCTCCAGAACTAAAGGCAAAAGTTGCTGCAATTCGTGCAGGTGGTGGGGCTGCTGCGCTTGAGGCTCCGGCAACTGCTACACAAGCTCCAGCATCCCAAAAGCAGGGGTTTTTTGAGTCAATTGGGGAAGCCATAACTGGTTCAAGAAGAACCACAGAAGAAAGCAAGACCCTTCCTGAGTGGACTGGGATGCCTGAACTCAATCAAATGAGCATGGCATCCTTCAAGTCTGCATTAGGAACACTTGTGTCTAATCCTGCTGAAACAGTGCAGATAATGAAAGCAAACTTCCCGAACTTGCAGATTAGGCAAGATCCAAAGGGAAATTACATTATGAGGTCTTCAATAGACCAAAAAGAATACGTTATCCCTCCAGGAGTCAGCATGGGGGACATTCCAAGGATTCTTGGTGGCGTTCTTTCTTTTACCCCTGCAGGAAGAGCGGCAACGATTCCAAGAATGGCTATCGGAACTGCAGCAACTCAAGCAGCAATTGAGGCTTCACAAGCTGCTACTGGAGGAGAATTTAATCCTGAAGAAGTTGCTATTGCTGGTGCAGCGGCCCCAATTGTTCCTGGTATTGCGAGAATTCCATCTGCAATTAGTGCATTGACAAAGCCAATTCAAGAACCAATCAAAGGAGCACTTGAGGCGGCAAAACAAGTTGGCGTTCGTGTTTTAACGTCAGATGTTCTTAGGCCACAAACATTCATTGGAAAGACAGGCCAACAGATTGGAGAGCGCATTCCAATTGCTGGAACCGGGCCTGTTCGAGCATCTCAACAGGCTGAACGGATGGATGCTGTCAAGAACTTGTTTTCTCAATACGGAGTAACAGGTTCAGAGAATCTTTCAGATGACATCATTCAGGATGTTGTAAAGAAAAGATCCGGAATCGTTGCAAAATATACGTCAATGAAGAATGACGTATTTAATAGGCTTGATGCTGCAGGGACTGTTCCTGTGAATAAAACAGTCCAGCAGATTGATGATGAAATGATTAGGCTTAGGGATGTGACTGGTGCAGATCCTCTAATCAATCGCCTTCAAGAGCTGAAGGTTAAATTGCAAAACAATCCAAATATTAAAGCTGTTGAATCAAATAGAAAAGTTATTGGCGATTGGCTGAAAGATGACAGCATTGCATCAATCAAGACTGAAACTCAAAAAGTTGCAAAGAGACTTTATGGACCTTTGCAAGATGATATGAGTGATTTTATTTCAGCAAATGGACAGCCACGAGATTTAGCTAAGTGGAAGATTGCAAATAAAAATCTTGCAGATTCAAGGGGCGATTTGGAAAAAACAGCATTTAAATCAGCTATAGACAGTGCAGATGTAACGCCAGAACTTGTCATGAATATGCTGTTGAGCAAAAAGCCTAGCGATTCAGCATTGCTATATAAATCGCTTACTCCAAATGGTAGAAATTTCGCAAAGGCTGCGCTTATCAATCAGATTGCGAACAAATCTGGCGTTCCTGATGCAACCGTTGTCGGTGGGAAAACATACAGCCCAGAAGCGTTCAGAAATGAACTTGAGAGGCTTGGTCCATCTGTGAAGTCGTTCTTCAAAGGAGACGATCTTAAGCAACTGGAAGGCCTATCGAAGGCTATTACATTGACGCAAAGAGCATCACAGGCAGGAGTAAGCCCAGCTACTGGCGCACAGGCTATTCCGTTTGTTGCTGCGACTGGTCTTGGTCAAGCGTTCTCTGATCTAGGGATATTGGGTAGCATCATGGCATCAACCGCAACGGCTGGGACAATTGGCGGAGCTGCGAGAATCTATGAATCTGCACCAATCAGAAATATTCTGATTAAACTAGCTCAGTCACCAAGGAACACACCAGAAGAAGCTAAATTGCTAAACAAATTGGCTCTTACCGTCCAGCAGATGGAAAAAGAAAAACAGCCTCAAGAATAACGTAAACTCACACCATCAACCCACGGGTGACCCATGCCAGCACTATCAATCAACGTACCTTTCCCAGTGTTCCAAGACCGTGATGGTCAGCCGTTGGACAATGGCTATGTCTACATCGGTACACCATACCTAGATCCGCAAACCAACCCTGTGCAGGTCTATTTTGACGATGCGCTGACGATTCCAGCGGCTCAACCACTGCGCACAATCAACGGTTACGTTTCGAATGCTGGCACCCCCGCACAGCTTTATGTGAACGGTGTCAACTTCTCCATCAAGGTGCTTGATAGCAAGGCGAACCTGGTTTACAGCTTTCCAGATGGAAGTGGGATTAGCCCAAATGCGTCTGGTGTTCAATACGACCCTGCTGGTACTGGAGCCGTTTCAACGACCGTCCAAGAAAAGCTTAGAGAGACGGTCAGTGTCAAAGACTTCTACGCTGTTGGTGACGGGGTGGCTGATGACACCGCAGCGATTCAAGCTGCGATTGATGCTGTGTTCAATGCTGGCGGTGGAACTGTCTACATTCCAGCCGGAACGTACATCGTGTCCAGCATCGTCAAGAACTGGATCGGCGCCGTTACGGTTCGGATTCAAGGGGCTGGAAAGCGGGCCACAAAGCTCAAGAAAAAGACCGGAACGACAACCCCGATCCTCGATTTTTTGTCGGGGGTATCAATTCTTGAAACCTACAGCGAGATCGCTGACCTTTGGATTCAAGGACTTGGTTCTGCAACTGAAGCAGGTTTGCGAGTTACGGATTGGGGGCGATGGACAATCAAGAATGTCCAGATTGACTCCTGCAATAAAGGTATCCACGCCAGAGGCGCGTTGGTGTTCGATGTCTACGACTGCACACTTCAATCCAATGTGTACGGGTACTACTGCGAAAAATCATCAAACAACATTTACAGCAATTTGGTGCAATTTTTTGGTGGTCAGATTAGTGCTAACTTGACGTGGGGCATGGCAATCACGCAAGCGTCCGGCGTTCATTTGTACGGCACAGATCTGAGCGCCAATGGCGTTGCTGGAAACCCGTCTACCGGAGCAATCGTCGTCGATGCAAATGTTGATGACGAATCTGGATACGCATCCATGTCGCTTAACGGCGTTTGGATGGAAGCCAACAATGGCTGTGCTTTGCGCGTGTTCAATGCCACCGGCCTGATGCTTACGATTAAAGATGTGACGCTGGCAAGCAATGAGAACGTAGCGGGCGTCGGCGTGGTCAACATCGGCACCATATTCAGCAGTCACATCACCAACCTGATCGCGGGGAGTGCTTCCGACACCGTGACCATCGCAGCAGGCCGCAGCACTGTGGTCGGCGGAACGATTGGTGTACTCACGGACAACAGCACTCGCTATCGACACATCAACGTCAGCACAACATTTACTGATCTTGTTGATGTGTTTAAAGGCGCGTTCAAAACAACGAAGCTGGCAACCATTAACAATTCGATGGGGCAGTCCTCTGCGATTACTGGCGGCAACGCTGATGATTTTGAAATTTACCAGCCCTACGGCGAAATTCACTTGACGATTGGTGGAACTACAACTGTGAAAGTCGGTGGCGGCACTCTTGGATTTTTTGATGCAGTGCCAACCATCAAACCAAACATCACTGGATCAAAAGGTGGAAACGCTGCTCTTGCAAGTCTCTTGTCCAGCCTTGCCGGGCTTGGTTTGATCACGGATAGCACAACTTAAAGGTGAATCATGGCGATGCTAAAATCTCCGCACTTCCTGCGTCAACGACACCGCTTGCTGGATGACCGCATCGCCTAACGTGTCCATGTCTCAGCAAGAACGGCCTAGGATCAATTAACTTCTAACTGAATTCTAATTTAATGGACACACAAACCATTTTCAATGCCGCTGTTAGCGTCGCCGGGTTTCTAGGTGGATGGGTTCTTAATAACATTTACAAGGCCATTGAAAGGCTAGAAGATGATGCTAGATCTACACCGGCTAAGTATGTTCGGCGCGATGATTACAGAGAAGACATGAACGAGGTAAAAACGCTATTGGCCAGGATCAGTGACAAGTTAGATAATAAGGCTGATAAAAATGCTCACCCTCATTAGTACGATCTTCTCTTTTCTTGCCGGTGGTCTGCCCAGGTTCCTAGAGTTCCTACAGGATCGCGGCGACAAGAAACAGGAGATTGAGCTGTTAGGGATGCAGATCCAGAGAGAGCTGGAACTCCGAAAGCTAGGCTTTGATGCTGAGGCCAAGTTAGAGGAGATCCGCTCCGCTCAGTTGGAAATGGATATTGCAAGCCGCGAGATCCAAGCCAGAATCGGCGCACAAAGCGACGAAATGAAGGCCATTTATCGCCACGATGCGGAGATCGGTGAAGGTGCTAGCCAGTGGGTGATTAACCTGCGCGCGTCTGTGCGGCCTGTAGTCACTTACGGGTTCTTCATCCTTCTGGTGCTAATTGACATCGGCATTTTCTTTTATGGGGTGGCTGCTGGCGCATCGTTCGTTGATGTTGCGGCGCAGCTTTGGGATGAGAACACCCAGGCGCTATTTGCCTCAGTGATAGCGTTCCATTTTGGTGGGCGGGCCTTCGGCAAATGAAGACTTCAGAAGCCGGAATCAGCCTTATCAAACACTTTGAGGG